CTATAAATTATCTAATAAATCAACAATTTCGTCCTGAATCGTAGGGAATAAATGCATATAAGTTCTTTGCATAACTTCTATTGTATGTCCCATACGATTAGATAACATTAAGAAAAATTTAGCAGTATCAACTTTCATATTTTTTTCTTTAGAAACTTTTATATATTCATTTATTAATAATGATACGTGACTATGTCTAAATTCATGAATAGTTATCTCTTTAACACCAGATAATTCAAAATATTTGTGTTTATTTCTTGCAATGTTTGTTTCGGGTAAAAATCTTGTGTTCCCAAAGACAAACCAATTATTAGAATAATCAGTAAATTTCATTACTTCTTTTTTGTATTCTGATAATGTTTCATATAATGTTTTACTCATTTTTATTTTTCTATTTAAACTATTCTTTGTATTCGTTATTTTGTATTTTTCGCTAGTTTTGGTTGATATTATTTTATTTATTATTATTTCATTATTATTAAAATCTATATCATTCCAAGTTAAAGCCTGTATTTCTGACTTTCTAGTACCTGTATAAAATAGGGTTATAAAAAATGTTTTCCATAAATCATTATCAATAACTGATATAAACTGATTGAATTGTTCTAATGTTATATATCTTATTTTATTTTCATCTTTTACGACTTCGTCACTTTTTCTTTGAAATCTACCGAAAATTTGAACTGGATTAGATTCAATACCATAATTTTTCATAGCAAAATCAAAAATCAATTTCAATATATTGTAAACATTGTTCATATAACGTAGTGATAGACCTTTTTTTTCTATTGTTTCAGCCCATTTGCGAATATCTGATACATTTATGTGATTTATGTAAGAACTCTTAAAATAAGGGTATATATGTAGGCTATAAACATTTTTATAACAATATACTGTAGATTCTTTTTTTATTTTATACATATAGTTAAAATATTCATCAGCGACTAAATCAAATCTTTTATTAATTGGATCATTATTTTTTAAAACAAATCTTGAATATGCAGTCACAACTTCATCAACTGATAAAAATTTTTCTGATGAGTAATGTTTACCATTTTTATATTTTTTGAAAAAATACTTTCTGCCATCTTTAGTTGGTTCACTTTCGTATATAGTTATTCCTTTGTATCTAAAATTCCTCATTTTATCATCTCCTCTTGTAATTTGTTCGCTTTTTTGTTAAAATTAGTGTATAGAAAAAGCAAATATTCTTTTGGAATACTTTTTCTATGAGTTCGTTTAAGATAGTCGACTTTGGCGAGTGGGACTATCTTTTTTTATTTGTCTGTTTCTGTTGTTATGTAATAATTAATAAAATAATATATTATTGCACCTAACCAACCTATATTTAGTGAAATAGGAATATTATAAGACTTAAATAATGAGGATAAAAAAATTAAAACTAACCAAGCAACAATACTGTTTATAGTACAAATTTTTTTACCTTTTTCATTTTCAAATTTCTTTCCATTATGAAGTCTCATTAATATTGGTACAGTCATTAATAATATACTATATAAGACAATATCACAAAATCCATAAATTAAGGCATTTATTGTTGTATATTCTGAATTAATATACACATAAAATTGTAATAAAAGCAATAGGATAAATAATAATATGATTTTTAATGATTTCTTCATGATATACCTCCCTTACATCTATTTTAAAAATACCTATACTAGCATATTTTTAATCAGAATTTAATTCTTTTATTTTTTCCCGTAACCCTGTCCAATAGGATAATTTCCGTTTCTTTTTTTATAAGCAACAACACTTATAATACTAAAAATAAAACATATAAATAAAATTATTCCGAAAATTATACTTAATATATTAGAAATATTACTAAAAATTTCTTTTATATTCATATATTTCTCCTAATTTGTTTGGCTATACCAATAACTCTAACAGGTAATGATTGTACTTGTTCTATATTATAAAATGTAGTTGTATAACCATCTGAATTTTCTATGTTTAGTGGTGTTAAAGTTACTCCATCTTCATTTAAATTAAATCTTTTAAATGTAGCATCGAAGCCATTGACCATAATTGCACAATCTTTTCCATTAGCAAATTGCATATCATCATTTTGCTCGAATATTACAATATCTTTTTCTTGATATTTAGGATACATAGAATCACCATTAATTAAAAGACCATAAAATTTTTTATTACCTTTAGTCCATTCTGTAGGTATTTCAATATAGTCGATTACATCTTCCTGTGCTTCAATTGGTGTACCTGCTTTAATAACTCCTAGTACTGGAATTTTTATTATATTTGAATCAGTATCGTATTTTTCAGCATTATCAAATTCAATAAAGTTAATAATTTGTCTTTCATCTATGAGTTTATCAGGTGATATATTTAATCCCTTACATATTTTTATCACATTAGCAACATTCGAATTAGATATACCTCTTTTCATAATACTATCGAGGGTAGTATATGGCAAATCTATTTTTATTGCAAAATTTCGTAATGATCCAAATTTTTCTAAAATTAATTTTTTTAAATTTTCTTCAACCATGTAAAATCAACTCCTTTATCAATATTATAATACAAAAATACGAAAAATCAAATATTTTTCGAAAAATCGTAAAAAATATATTGACAATATACGAAAAATCATATATAATGTTAGTGAAATCTAGAAAATAACAAATTTTTTTAGATTAAATATACGAAAAATCGTAGATAGGAGGGTAATATGAGTAAATTAAATGAAATTTTAAAACAAAATAAAATTAAACAATCAGAACTTGCGGATTTGTTATCAATAAAATCCATGAGTACTATTAACTTAAAAATAAATGGTAAAGCAAGTTTTACAACTGATGAAGCAAAAAAAATAAAGAAATTTATAAATTCAAGAACAACTAAACAATATTCAATTGAAGAATTATTTTAAAGGAGGTGCAATATGGAAGAAAAAGATTTGTTAAAAAAACAATATCTAACACCAAAAGAATTGCAAAAGTTATTAAGGGTTCCATATAAAACAGCATTGCGTTATTCACACGAATTAAGAAAACAAATGGAAGAAGAAAATTATTTTATACCCGAAACAAGAAATAAGATAGTTTTAACTAAATTAGTAAAAAAGAAATTTGGTTTATAGAAAGGAGGCGGATCAAAAAATGAGTAAGAAAGATAGATTAGTATACGTATTATTTATAGTTTTCTGTGTTGCAGGATTTATAGGATTATGTATAAATGCAGAACATTATGACGCAAAAAAAGAATTATCTACACAACAACCAACCACGACTGAAAGTAGATAATTCAAACAATTAAAAAGTATTTTAAAAATAAAATACTAATTAATTATAGCAAAAAGCGAACAAAATGTCAAATTTAGGAGGAAATACATGGAAATATTATTATTTATTCTTGGTATGTTTATTGGAGATTTTCTTGTTTCTATAGTAACAAATCTCTTTAAAAACAGAATCAACTCCACCAATAAAGATAAGAAAAAAAGTAGCAATAAGAATATATAAATATCCATTGATTATTAAATGATTTTTTAAATAATCATTACAAGAAATAACAATATATTCCAAAATAATTAATATGATAAAACCACCATAGATTTGAAATCTTAAAAGAATAACAGAATTTTGTTTAATTTTGGAATTATTATCTTGTACATTAAAAATATATTTTAAAATCATACCACAAATAGAACAAATAATGGTCGTAATAATGCCTTGTATTAACCAACTCAATTTATAACCTCCTTCCTATAAAAATTATAGCAGGAGAGAAAGGAAAAAACAATGAATGAAAAGTGGATAAAAATTCATAATAAGTTTCTCAATTGGGAGTGGTATACAGATGTAAATACAAAAGCGGTATTCATTCATTGCATATTAAAAGCGAATTGGAAAGATTGTTCATATCAAGGAGTTGAAGTTCCAAGAGGTAGTTTTGTAACAGGTAGAAAAAAATTAGTTAAAGAATTAGGTTTATCAGAGCAAGAGATAAGAACGGCAATAAAACACTTAATTTCAACCAACGAAATAACCACAAAATCAAACAATAAATTTACGATAATATCAGTAAATAACTATGATATGTATCAACAAAATAACCAAGAACTTAACCAACAACTAACCAACAATCAACCAACAACTAACCAACAACTAACCACAATAGTAGAATATAAGAATAATAGAATAATAGATAATATTAATATTTATAGTTATATAGAGCAAGAATTCGGAAGACTTTTGAGTCCAACCGAATATGAATACATATCCCATTGGGAAGATAACGAAATAACAAGATATGCAATTAAGAATGCAGTTCTTAATGGAGCATACAATCTAAAGTACATAAATAACACTTTAGAAAATTGGAAAAAGAAAAATTTAAACACATTACAAAAAATACAGGAAGATGAAAAGAATTTTAAAAAGAATAAAACAAAGAAAGAAACATCTGTACCAGAATGGTACGGAAAAGAAATTGAAAAAACACCAATGGATGAAGAAGAGGAAGAAAACTTAAAAGAATTATTGAAGGAGTTCAAATGATAAAAGAATATTTACAAGAAACAATTGAAACAAAAAGAAGTTTAAAAGAAGAAAATAGATTATTAAAAAATCAGATTGATTCGATAATGAAAACATTAAACGATAAAAAATTAAATGAAGATTATGCATTAGGGCAAGCAAATAAATACAAATCAAAAGTAGAGGAAGAACATAAAAAACTTTGCATATTAGAAATTCAATCAGCAAAGAAAGTAAATGAGTTAGAAAAAGAAATTAGAACACTTAAGAGAGAGAATAAAAAACTTTTGAAGGAGTTAGAGAATGTACAAATGTAATAATTGTGATTGTAAATTTGAAACCCCAAGGAAAGTGGATTTAGAAACATATTATGGTGTTTATTCAACCTTTGGAAACTCATATGGAGAAATGATTAATTTATGTCCTGAGTGCAATGACAATGACATTACAGAGTATGATGAAGAGGAAGAAGAAAAAACAATAGAAGAAAGAGTTTATAACTACTTAGTAGAAAATCATAGAGGTAAAGAAAATTTAATTAAAAATCAAACTTTAAGAGGCAAGTTTCAAGTTGGAAGCGACAAAGCAATGAGAAAGATTATACAAAACATTAGAGAAGATAAAAACTTTCCAAAAATGATAGGAAGTATATCGGGAGTTAAAGGTGGGTTTTTCACTTGTGTAACAGATGAAGAAAAAGAAGAAACAATAAACAATATAAAGCACAGAGCAAATCAAATGTTAAGAATGTGTCATGTGCTTGAATGGAAAAAGGAGTTAGACAAATGACAGAAGAAAAGAATGAAACTAAAATAAGTAAAAATAAAACTGCTAAAGTAAAAACAAAAAGCGGTAATGAATATTCATATACATATGTTGATATTGCACAAATACACGAGTATTTAGAAAGTATAAATGCAAAATATATTCAACAAATAAAAAGAATTGATAATGATGATTATATTATGACAAAAAGATGTTTTGACAATAAATGGGAAGATGAATGGCTACAAGGAAGTAAAGTAGTAGATGCAACTTTATTTGGAACAGATAATCCAGCTCAAAAACAAGGAAGTGCATTGACATATGCAAGAAGATATTCATTGCTTATGGCTTTTGGATTAGCAACAGAAGATGATGATGCACAAAGTTTAAATGTAGAAACAAAAGGAGAAAATATAGATGAACTTGTAAAAAAATATAAATTCACTTTTGGTCAATATAAAGGTTTAACATTTGAAGAAATAGATGATGATGATTATTTACAATATATCGTTAAAATAACAAAAGACAAAAAATTAAAAGAAATAATTGATAGATATTTCTTTAATAAAATCACAACTGAGAAGAAAGAAGAAGTACATGATTTTAGTGATATGCCAATTCAAAAAGGGCAAATTCAATTATTAAAATCAGAATTTAAAGATGATATGGAATCTTTAGGTAAAGAAGTAAAGGCTTTAGGGAAAAGTAGATTAAGTGAATTGAACTGCAAGGAAGCGTATGAAATATTGGAAAAAAAAGATAAAGAAAGAGAGGAAGTATTTTAATGAACGAGATAGAAGTTAAAAAATATGAATTACCAAAATTAGAAATAAAAAATTATGATGAAATATTAGAGCAGGCAAAAAAAGATACAGAAAAATATCAAAAATATATAGTAACAAAAGTAACTTTAGATGAAGATACAAAGAAAAGAGCAGAATTAAATAAGACTGCTAAAGCAATAAATGATAGAAGATTAGCAATAGAAAAAGAGATATCACAACCGATTAAAGAATTTAAATCAAAATGTGATGCAATAAAAAATCTTTATGAGGAAAGTTCAAGTTTATTAGATAAACAAATAAAAGTGTTTGAAGAACAAGAAAAGCAATCAAGAAAAGAAAAAATAGAAGTTATATTTAATGAAAATGTAAAAGAATTAGCAAATGTATTATCATTCGATAGTGTTTTCAACGAAAAATGGTTAAACAAGGGATCTTGGAAAGATGGTAAATTTGCATTGGAAAATGAATTAATCGAAAAAATAGATGTTATTAGAAAAGATTTAATAACAATAGAAAGTTTAAATAGTGAATACGAAATTGAATTAAAAAATGATTATCTAACACATTTTGAGTTAGGCGAAGTAATAAGAAAAAATAATAAACTTCAAGAACAAAAGCAATTATTAAACAAACAAAAAGAAGAAACAAAAGTAATTATAGAAGAACAAAAACAAGAAAAAATAGAAGAAATGATTGATAATCCAGTAGAGGTAGAAGAAATAGATCCAATAAAAACATACATATTAAAAATTACTGGAACTTTATCACAACAAAAAGCATTAAAAAAATTTTTAGAAACTAACAAAATGAAATTTGAAAGGGTTGAATAATATGAAATTTAAAGTAGGAGACAAAGTAAAATTAAATGAAAATGTTAAAAAGTTTGAGTATGGACGTGGAGGAGTCAGTTATGACGAAATAGGTAAGGTAACAGATACATCAGGTGGAATCATAAACGCAGATTTTCCTACTCTTTATGACTGGGGTGGTTTAGAAAAAGAATTAGAATTAGTAGAAAATTTAACAATATCACAATTGCAGAGTGAAATAGATAAATTATCAAATAAAGTACAAAAAGAATATAGCAATGTAATAAGCAATAGAGAAAAAGTAAATTACTTAAAAGAACAATTAAAGCAATTGAAAGAAGAATCTAAAAAAGAAAAGAATAAACCAATTCTTGATGATGAAGAAAAGGAATATTTATCAGTAGTTATAAGACCATTTAAAGACAAAGTTAAATATATAAGAAAATATGATTGTCCAATAAGAGAATTTATAGAAATAGGAATATCAAATGATGCAACAATTACATTTCCAAATTTTAAAAAAGGAACTATGTACAAAGACATGGAAGCAGACAAAGAATACACTTTAAAGGAGTTGGGATTAGATGAATAATAACTTTTTCTTCATAGGAAGATTAACAAAAAATCCAGAACTTAGATACACATCAAGTAATAAAGCAGTAGCACAAGTAGATTTAGCAATTGCTAATACAAAAGATGATACAACATTTGTACCAATAACACTATTTGAAAAAATGGCAGAAAATGTACATAAATATTGTGAAAAAGGCGATTTAATTGGTTTTCAAGGATGTGTTAAAAATCATAACTGGGAAGACAACAAAGGTAACAAACACTATGACTATACTTTTATGGCAAATAGAATGAGTTTTTTACAAACTAAAACAAATAATCAACAAGAGCCAAAACAAGCAGAGAATGTCAAAAAATCAACTGATGAACAGATTTATGCTGACTTTGGAGACTCAATTGAAATCAGTGATGACGATATAGCCTTTTAAGAGAAAATTATGATAGGAACAAAAAAAGAAATTATAGATTATCTACTAGATAAACCAAATGATAAAAAATACGAAATAAAAGAAAAAAGAAATAAAAGAAGTTTGAATGCAAATTCATATATGTGGGAATTGTGTACACAAATTGCAGAAGTATTAGGATCAAGTAAAGATGAAATATATTTATTAGAATTAAAAAAATATGGACAAACAATGCTTATACCAGTACCAAAAGATAAAAAGCCAGATGGATATTTTAAATATTATGAATTTGAAGGTAGAAGAAAATTAAATGGTGTAATAGTAGATTTCTATAAAGTTTATAAAGGCTCATCAGATTATGATACTAAAGAAATGAGTATTTTGATTGATGGTGTAGTAAGTGATTGTAAAGAACTAAAAATACCAACACTGGATGATATTAAAATAAGTCAGTTAAAAAGCAATTGGGGGTAATAAAATGGAAATACCAAAAAAAGTAAGAGAACAATTAGACAAATTATATGAAGCTGATGATAATCAAGATTATATAGTTGGATTACAAAATCAATATATACCTAAAAAAGGTAGTGTGTTTGTAATAAGACATTATCATCATATAGATAGAAATAGAAATAACAATGAATTATGGAATTTAGTACCATTAACATATAATCAACACATAATTGAAGTTCATACAAAGAATAATCAAGAAGTAAAAGATTTAATATATGATTTTATGGTAGAAAGATATCCAGAACACGAAGAACATTATAAAAAATATTTGAAAGAATGAGGAGGTAACAATGTTAAAAGTATATTTAAGTAGTGTAATAATATATTTCTTAATTTTTATGTCAGAAGGAATTATATTTAAAAAAGAATTTAATAAGGCACAAGAAATAATAAATAAGCATTTTGGTGAAGAAGTAAAAAAAGTTGGTTATCTTAAAACGACAATAAGTTATTTGTTAATTAGTTTTATACCAATAATTAGATTAATTACATTTATAACAAAAATATGTATGACAATAGAACCAAAAAAATTCATAAAACTTATGGAAGAAAGTAAAAAAAATGAATAAGTATCATAACAAAAAGTGTACTTATAAAGATATGATATTCGATTCAAAAAAAGAAAGAGATTATTATATAGCTCTTGAAATGATGTTAAAAAATAAACAAATATCTGATTTAAGAACACAAGTAAAATTTGAATTGCAACCAAGTTTTAAATTTAAAGGAAAAACAATAAGGTCAATAAATTATATAGCAGATTTTACATATATGAAAGATGGACAACTTGTTATAGTTGATACTAAGGGCTATAGGACTGAAGTATACAAATTAAAGAAAAAATTAATGCAATATAAAGGTTATGACATAAAGGAGATTTAATGAGGGATAAGTTAATTATAGATAAAATAACTAATGCTATATCTATACTTGATGAAATAGATAATATGATAAAAACACAATCTGAAGAACTTCAGAAAGTAGATTATAAACTATCAGATTTATATCATTTAATAGAGAACAATGAATTAAGTGATGAAGCAAGTATAAATGTAGTAAGAGAAATACATCTTTTAAGAAAAGAAAGAAGAAGTTTAAACAATGAACACGATTTAGAAGTTGTGTATCAAAATCAAAAACAAAAAATGATAGGTAATGACTCTAGACAATTTTTAGTGACTGAACTTAATAAAACTAACAAAAGATTAAATAGTGAATATAAAAATAGAGTTTATACAACAGAGCAAATAGAAAAATTGATAAGTCCTAAAAAGAAAAGAGGAAGACCTAGAAAGGAACAATAAATGGAACTAACAATTGAAGAATTAACAAAGTTAAAAATAAAAGAACATTTTAAAAATGTGGATAATAAAAAATATTACAAAGTAACAATAGAAGACTTAATAAATTTAAGTATTAAAGTTATCAAAGTGATGAAGAGGGAGTTATAAGAATGAAAAAAATAGATTATAAAACAATAATACCAATTTTAGCAATAGTAATTATTCAAGCAATATTTGTAATAGTAGTAACAAATAAAATTGTTGAATTAGAAAATAAAATAGATAACATAAAATTAATCAATAATATGTTTTATGAAGATTTACAAAGAACCTATGAGTTTCAAGAGGAATTAAAATGATATACATATTAGAATTTATAATAGGTTGTTTACTAATTAAATTAAGTAAATTAAATAAGAAAGTGGAAGTATACAAAAATAATTATTATACAGCCTTAAAAATTTTAGGAGATTATGATCCTAAATTAAAAGAATATTTGGAAAGAGAGGAAAAAGAATATGAATAAATTTAAAACATATAAGGAATACATTTTAAATGAATTATACACAACACAAAAAGAATTATCTTTAGCAAATAAAAAGATAGAAGAATTAGAAGAGCAATTAAAAAATGATGATACAAATGAAGGAAATATGAATTGTATATATTTAAGTGACAAGCCTAATTATTGGTATTCATTTAGTATGCAAAGTACATGGAATTGGAACAAAATATTAAAAGAGAATAATAAAACACCTAAATTTGTAGAAAAGGCATTAACTGATGATAAAGCATTAAAACAACTATGCAAATTAAAAGAAAAAGATAGTTGGAAAGGTGAAATAGGTTATATTGAAGAAAGAGTATATAATTATTTGTTTAAGGGTAGAAATGGCTTATATTCGGTAATAGAAACCACTAAAGATAGAACAAATATGTATGATATAAAATCTGATAGTAATAACTTTCTAACTAAAGAAGAAGCAGAATCACAATTTAAAGAAAAAATGATAAAAGAAATAAATTATTATTTGAAAAACTATAAAGATAAATTTGAAATGGAGAAATAAGAATATGGGAACAATTATTAAGCAATCGGCAGATGGAATAATTTTAAGTAGAAATAATAATTTCGATACAAATTTAGGAAAAGTATTTATAAATAATCATGAAATAACAGATATAGATACATTCTTTAAAGTTGCAGAAGAAAATACTAGATTACTTGAACAAGTCAAAAAGCAAAAAGAAGTTATTGATAAAATAGAAAAATATATAGAAAAGCAAGCTAGAATGTATGGATTATCTATGCCAATAGAATTAGGAACTCATTTAGATAATATATTGGGTATATTAAATGAGGTGTCAGAATGAATAAAGAATTAGAAGTAATTAATGAATTAAATAGTATAGCAACATTACTTGATATAGAAATAGATTATGTTATTGATAAAGAAAATCATAGAGAATATTTAATATGTAATGATACTAAAATTTGTACAAATCACACAAGTATTGAAGGAATTAGACAAGAATTCTTTGGATATGTATTTTTAAAAGAATGGAAGCATAGAAGCATAAGTCCATTTGATAAACAAACTAGAAATTATATAAAGCAATATTGGTATGATGAAAATTTTAATCAACCAATTTAAAATAGGAGGTGTCAGAATGAGTAAAATTTGTGGATATAGTTGTGAACATAATAAAAGTGGTGTTTGTCAAATATCAGTATGTGATAAAAAATCGTATATGTCTGATAAAACAGAAGTTCAAACGCCTACTAGATATACAGATACAACAACAGAATTACAACAAGAAAATAAACAACTAAAAGATAATTGGAATGAGTTAAAAGAATATTTGCATAATCAAATACCAACGGATAAAACGGTTCTTACTAAGTATATAAAAATATTTGAATTATTAGATAAAATGCAAGAAATAGAACAAGGAAGTGATAGTAATGATAGTAATTAATTTAACTGATATTATTATTATATCTATAATTCTATTAATTATAGCAATATCTATTATAAAAATAATAATTGAAGAAATAAAAAAAATAGGTAAAAAAAATTGTTATGAATGTAAAAATTATCAATTATATGATGTTTGTAGTTGTGGAGATGGTTGTAGATATCAATGTATAAAAAATAATAGAATTGATAGTGTTGTAAGTATGAATTGCAATGAACATTATGAAAAATGTAAAGGAAGTGATAGTAAATGATAGAACTAATTGGGTGTATATTGATAGTTATAATAGGCATTTTTTCTATATATATGATAATTGACGAATTAAGAGCTAATTATGAATTAAGAAAAAGTTTAAAACAAGGAAGTGATAGTAATGTTAAATATTAAAGACTATTTAGTATTAAAAAATATTGAAACTTATTTAAAGGAGAAAAAAGACGAACTATTAATAGAAAACAATGATTATAGTAATTTACCTATTGAAGAAATTGAAAAACTATTAATTAATCTAAAAAAGATTTTAAATAAATTAGAAAATGAGGAATAGAAAGTAGAGAGTGATGAGTAAATGACTAGAGAAGAATTTATAAAGCAAAGATGTGAAATAGATAAAATAACAGAAGAAGAATTTGAAAAACGATACAGAGTTGTTAAATGTAATTGTGGACAACCTTATTGTAAAGGATATAGATGTCTTGATTTAAATGATTTATTAGAAGAAAATCAAGAATTAAAAGAAAAAATAGAAAAAATTAGAGAAATAGTTGAAAATAGTGACTGGAGATTAGATGATGTTCACGATTTAATAGATGGATATGATGAAATAGCAAAAATCATTATTTAGGAAAGAAGTGGAATAAATGAAAGATAGAGAAGAATATATAAGTATATTAGAACAAGATAATGCAGAATTAAAGAAACAAGTTGAAGATTTATTTAGTGAAAATAGAAATTTAAGAAAAAAATTAGAAAACTGTATGACATTTGAAGATTATAAATACACATTGAATAAAAAAATAAAACTTGAAACTCAACAACAAGAGTTTATAAAGTATTTAGAAGATAAAATATATAGTATTGAACCAAAAGGAACAGGTATTAATTATAATTGCGAATATGATAGTGAAGAAGATTATGTAATGGCTATGCAAGAACAATCAAGATTAAATACTTTAAAAGAAATTTTACAAAAATACAAAGAAATAATAGGAGGTAAAGATGAAAAGTAGTACATTTATAATTAATGCAAAAAATTTAGTAATGAGTTATGCTTACGAGCATTTAGATAAAAGTGATGATACACCTGAATTTGATGTATTTGTAGTTTGGTATGCTTATGAATTAGGACATAGTAAAGCATTATTAAGTACAACATTATTAGATGGTATGTATTATGAAATAACTTATAATTCAAATAAAAATGAAATATATTTTGATGCTTATAAGAAATTTGAAAATAAACGTGTAATTTTAGGAGAGTGATAAATAATGATATTTAATCAAGATTTTAAAGATATAGTAGTATTCACATACAGAACTATAAATCAAACAATAAGAGATATAAAAAATAGAAATATTACTAATACATATGAACCATTACTTGATTTTATAAAAGAATTTGAAGTACAAATAAAAGACAATAGATTATATATGTATTGTGAAGATGAATATGAAATAAGAATGTGTGACATAGTATTTTATGACATTAAAACTAAGTCATTTCAAATAAAAAATGATAGCCTATATCATGAATTATTAAGCATTGTTAGAATTTTTAAAAAATTAGAAAAAGAGGTTTGATAAGTAATGAAAATAATTAAAAGTGGTACTAAAACGCCACCCAAAAAACAAATTTATGTAATTAAATGTAGAACTTGTGGGTGTGTATTTACTTATATGGAAAAAGATATGCACTATATAACAGTAGATTCAATTGGTGTATATTGCCCTGAATGTAATTATTCAAATGTTCCATTTATAAGAAAAAAATACAAAGGAGAAGATAAATAATGAAGAAAATAAAAGCATATATACTATTAATATGGTTTATATTATCAATTCCAATAGGTATTTTAATTTCTTTTAAATATAAAGATTTTGAAGTATTAGCATTAATTAATATAGTGTTTCCATTACTATTTATAATATCTGATAAAGAAATATGCTATATGAATTTAGGAGGCAAATAATGAAATTAGAACTTAGAGAAAATATGTATGTACGTAATTGCTATGGTAGAATTGCAAAAATAGAATATATAGAAGATAATACTGCATATTGTGATAATTGGTTATATCAAAGTTATGAAGACCATATAACATTTATAAATTTGAATGATGAAGAAGATATCAATGAAATATTAAAAGCCAGTTATAACATAATTGATATTTTGGAAAAGGGGGATTATGTTAATGGTCAAAAAGTTTATTATGATGAAGAATTAGATTTTTTATATGTTCAAAGTTTTGATGGCGATGGAGAATTTTATCAAGAGAGTATTACTAAAAAATCATTTATAAATAACATTAAAGCAATAGTAACAAAAGAACAAATGGAACAAATGAGTTATAAAATAAAGGAGTAATGTATGAATAATGAAGAATTTATAGGAAAGATGCAAATGGTGTATTTTGGTGAAAAAAATGCATTAGAAGAATGTACGCAAGCATATTTAAAATTAAATTTAATAAAAAATGAATATGAATCAAGAATGAATAAAGTAATTAATTATATACAAGAAACTTGTTTCATAAATGAAGATGATAAAACTGAAGTATGTGAGTATGGAGATGATCTAAATCCTAGACACATTATAGAATTATTAAAAGGATAGTGCGAGGATAAGTATGAATGAAGAAGAAAAGAAATTAAGGGACGAACTTATAGAATTAAAGATTAAATATAAAAAATTAAAACAAAGACATGAAAAAGTATCAGATGAATTATTAAAATATATTGTTAAGTATGGGAGGATAAAAAGTGGAAGAAATGAAGTATACGATAAAAGAAGCAAATAACGAAATAAACAGATTAACAAATTTGCTAAATTTATATATAGACAGAAAGAACTTACTTTTTAATGAAACACAACCGAAAGTGGCAGATCCAAATACTGATAGAGTAGATGGAAGTATGACAAGAGAAGAAAAGTTTTTTAAGTATGTCTATAAATGCGAAAATGAAGAAATAGACTGGTGGATAGAAAAATTAAACATTTATATAATAGCATTAAATAACTATGTAGAAGCAGAATTAAAGCGTATAGGTGAGTATGAACCATTAAAAGCAAAAATAATCAAATTAAGAGAAGAAAAAGGAATGAAATGGGATGACATCGCAGAAGCAACACATTATTGTAGAAGACAATGTATAAATATATATAAAAATTATACAGGTAAAAGAAATGTTGAAGATTGCACACCAATTGCACTATTAAAATGATAAAATAGTATCATGGGAATAATATAAAATAATCCCATTACAACTCCTTTAAATAGAGCACTTAAAGGCTCTATAGAGATAATATAGGATTATGTTGTCTCTATAGTGTCCTTAAGACACATTCCCCTGACTATGTGCTACTTTATAGGTAGCATATTGAGTAAATATACATATATGTTGAGAAAATGGTTCGCAATTAAAGGCAAAAAGACTTTTATCACCAACTCTAAATCTTTGCAAAGAGCATATATGTTAAGTACGTGTACTTTGTTCTTGATAAAAGGGAGATATATTTACTTGATATGGTGCTTATAAATAATAACTAGAAAGTTTTAGGACTTATAGTTCCTAGAGTATGCGTGCATATAGGTAAAAAAGCACTAGGCAAAACAGCCCGCCTTGCTAGACCGAGCACAACGAAGTTGGCTGAATGAGTTTAGGTGATTTGTCAGTTTGGTAACTGTCAGTATTTCATACTAATATGAAAAGGTCAAACTATCTCTAGTAGGTAGTGTCTAATGATATATAAAAAGGGAGAAGTAAAGAGGTATCGTTCAAGAGTAATTAACTTGTTCGCTTTAGGAAATAGTTAGATAAGCCCTTGTATACTAACTTATAACAAGGTCAAACCTTTATATCATTAGACAGTATCTATTAATACAACCAATAAGGTTGTTTTTTTATTGAGGAAAATAATATGAAGAAGAAAAAGGAAAACTTAAAATTATGCATGATATATCATTGTAAAGAATGTCCAAGGGCAAGAAAATGTGAAGAGGAGGAGAAAAACTATGAAAGAAGAAAAAATGAACAACAAACAAATCACATTTTGTCAAGAATATGTTAAAAATGGATTAAATGGGACACAAGCATATTTAAAAGCATATAAGACTTGTAAGAAAGAAGATACAGCAAAAGTAAATGCTAGTAGATTGCTAACAAATGCTAACATACAAAATTATATACAAGAATTACAAGAAAAAATAGAAGATGAAACAATAATGACTGCTAAAGAACGTATGAAATGGTTATCAGAAGTAATAAAAGATATACAAAGAGAAGAAATAAAAATAAAATTACCAGATGGTAGTGATGAAACATTATATATGAAAAATGCAGATTTAAATACAAAACTAAAAGCAATAGATACTTTAAATAAAATGACTGGAGAATATAAAACCATTTTAGATGGGAAAATAGATGTTAAAAAGTTAGAAGATTTATTATGAAGTACACAGCAGATTATTTAATAAATAAAAGAAAAGAAAAATGGGAAGAACTTCATGACATAGATTATGATAAACAATTAAGAGAAGCAATAGCAAATCAATTATACAATGATATAGATTTATTAAATGAAGTAAAAAAGAATCCAGAAAAATTAATAGAATTAGTATTCATAGTTGTAGATAAGGATCAAACAACAAAACCATTTTTTTTAAATGATGTACAAAAAGAGTTTATCAATATATTAAATAAAGCAAAAGAAGATTATAAAAAAGGATTAATAACAAACATATCTATTTTGATATTAAAAGGTAGGCAACAAGGATTTACAACTGTTGTAACTGCATATCAATTATCATGTAGTATATTAAATAGAAACTTTCAAGGATTTACATTAGCAGATAAGAGTGATAATTCAGAGGCTATATTTCAAAATAAAGCAAAATATCCGTACTCACAACTTCCAGACATATTAAAACCTACTGAAAAGTTTAATAATAGAAAACAATTATTATTCGAAAAGATTAATAGTAGTTGGGCAGTAGATACTGCAACAAAAGATGTAGGTCGTTCAAGAACAATAAATTTCTTTCACGGATCCGAATGTGCATTTTGGAAAGATGGTATAGCACCTATTCAGGCAGCGCTTGGAGAAGCATTTACAAAGAATTGTATAAAAATATATGAATCAACTGCAAATGGATTCAATGATTACCAGACTATGTGGGAAAGTAACGAGCATATAAATTGTTTCTTTGAGTGGTGGAGAACAAAAGAATATGTATTGAATTTTGAAAGTGAGGATATACATAACGAATTTATAAATAATATTAATACAAAAAGCGACTGGATATATACAAGATTAAAATGGCTAAAAAATGATGTTAAACTAAATGATAATCAACTTTATTGGTATTACAAAAAATATAAAGGATATATAGATAAAGATTTAATTAAACAAGAGTATCCATGTGCACCAGAAGAAGCATTTTTATTATCAGGTAAACCTGCATTTGATACTGAAATAATACTTGCTAGATTAAAACAAATAAAAAAACCATTAAAAGTAGGATATTTTACTTATGATTATGATGATGATAAACCTAAAGATAAAAAAATGTCTAATATAAAATGGGTTAATGACAGAAATGGTTATATAAGAATATATCAATTACCAAATAGTCCAACAATGACAAAATATTGCATCGGTGGAGATACTGCAGGTGATGGTAGTGACTATTTCACTGCTCATGTATTAGATGCAAAAACAGGAATACAAGTAGCAAATTTTAAAAATGAATTTGATTCAGATTTGTATGCAAAGCAAATGTATTGTTTAGGCAAATATTATAAGAATGCGTTAATAGGTATTGAATCTAATTTTGATAGTTATCCGATAATGGAACTTGAAAGATTAGAATATACCAATATGTATGTAAGAGAGAAAATGGATGATTATACTGGAAAGTTAGAAAAGAAATATGGATTTAGAACAACATCAATAACAAGACCAGTTATATTATCAAGATTAACACAAATAATAAGAGAAGATATAGATTCAATCAATGATGAAGACACATTGAGAGAATTATTAAAGATAGTTAAAAATGAAAAAGGAAGAATAGAGGCTCCTGAAGGTGGACACGATGATCAGATGATGGGACTTGCAATAGCACATCAAACAAGAGAGCAAGTTATATTCAGTGAAGAACCATTAACACCATATCCAGAATTTCATTGGAATAAAAAATATGAAACAAAAGAAGATTATGGCGAGGAAATAACAGTAATATAGGAGGAAATATGAAAAAGAAAGTATACAGAGAAAAATATAAAATAACTGAAGAAACAGTACAAGTAGTAGCAAATGCAATTGTAGAATTAGCAGATGAACAAAAAAGAACAATTGATAGTGTTGTTAGTGATATAGTTGAGGAAAGTAAACCAAAAAAATCTAAAAAAGGTGATAAATAATGACAGTATTAATAATAGTTACATCAAGCATATTTAACATAATATGCTTTTTTTTAGGTGCAAAAATAGGACAAATGGTTGTAAAAAATGAACCTATTCAGATAGAATCACCTATTCAAAAAATAGAAAATCATTTTCAAAAAAAAGAGGAAGATAAAAATCAAGAAATTATGGAAACTATTTCTCATAACATTGATGTTTATGATGGAACATCGATAGGACAAAAAGACATACCGAGGTGATATAAATGGATTTAGAAGAATTAAAAACTACTGATATATGGGATTTATATACTCATGGCAAAGATTTTATGCGAATGAATTCTGTTTTTACTGATACAGACAGAAACTATCGTATGTATTCAGGGAATCAATGGGAAGGCGCAAAAATTGAAGGTATAGAACAAGCACAATATAATTTTATTGAAACAATTGTAAATTATAAAGTAAGCACTATAAATCAAAATTTGTGGGGAATAAATTATTCAAGTGAAAACTTTGAAAATAGAGATTTTAGAAAAACTGCAGAAGAAACTTGCAAATTACTTAATAAAAAGGCTGGAAAAGTTTGGGAAAAGGATCAAATGGATTATAAAGTAAGAGAAATAAGCGAAGATAGTGCAGTTAATGATGAAGGTGTAATGTATGTAGATTATGATGATGAAATACAAGAACCTAAAAACGAAATCTTATCTAAAAATGATATTCAATATGGTAATGAAAATTCAAGTGATATTCAGTCACAACCATGGATTATTATTAGTCGTAGAGTACCTGTAATAGAAGCACAAGAATTTGCTAGAAAGAAAGGTTTATCAGATGAAAAAATAAAAGCAATTGTTGGTGATAATGATTGCTTTGAAGAGGCAGGAAAAGATGCAAAACAAGAAAATGATAAAAAATGTACGATTGTAGTAAAGATGTGGAAAGAAAATAAAAAAATAATGTTTAGCGAATCAACTAAATATGTAATTATAAGAGAAAACATTAATTCTGGATTGTCGTTATATCCAATAGCACATTTTCCTTGGAAAACAAGAAAAGGTAGTGCTCGAGGTGAAGGAGAAGTAAGATTCTTAATTCCTAACCAATTAGAATTAAATAAGACTCTAGCTAGAATGTTATTAAGTGTTAAACAAAATGCTTATCCAACGAAAGTTGTTGCAATAGAAAAAATACAAAATCCTAGTTCTATTAACAAAGTAGGAGCAACAGTTAAAGTTAATGGTTCAAATGTTGAAGATGTAAGAAAAATCTTTACGACAATTGCACCTGCACAAATGAGTTCGGATGTTGCAAAAACTATAAGCGATTTAATAAGTATAACAAGAGAATTAAAAAATTCAAGTGATATAGCAACTGGTGGAGTTAATCCAACTGAAGCATCTGGTAAAGCAATTTTGGCAGTACAACAAGCATCACAACAACCTATGACTAAACAATTAACAGGTTTAAAAATGTTTATAGAAGACCTTGCTAGAATATGGCTTGATATGTGGGTTACATATTCACAAGATGGAATGAAACTTGAGGAAGATAAAACTGATCCAGAAACAGGAGAAGAATATACAGAATTAGTAGATATTCCATCATCAGTTTTAGAAAACTTGAAAGGTACAGTTAAAGTTGATATAACACCAAAAAGTTCATTTGATAAATATGCTAGAGAATTATCTCTTGAAAATTTCTTAAAGGCAGGATATTTTAATCCTCAAAAATTAGGGGAATTAAAAGTATATGCGAAAATATTACCAGATGATGCAATTGCTCCAAAGCAGGATATTTTAAAGGCAATTGAAATAGAGGAAGAAGAACAAAGAAAGATTGCTCAAATAAATGCACAAGCACAAATCATGCAACAAAGAGCAAATCAATTTATTAATGGTGATATAGAACAACAGGCATCACAAATTGCAGATGCACAAACGGAAATATCGCAAGAAACACCTGAACAATAGGTGTTTTTTATATGCTCCAAGCATTTAAGAGGGTAAAAGATATGGAAATATGAGAAGCAAACTCAAAAAAATAGGGAGGATTTTATTATGGAAAATAATGAAGAACTTGTATTAGAAGATAATACTGAAAATGTTGAAGAACAAACAACAGAAGAAATAGTTGATGGTAATGGTGATACCACTGAAGAACCAATCGAGGAAGAAAAAGCACCAATAAGAACTTACACTGATGAAGAAGTAGATGATATTGTTAAAAGAAAATTACATCGAAAAGAAACTAAAATCAGAGAAGAGTACGAAAAAAAATATGGAAAGGTTGAAGAACTTTTAAAAGCAGGTTTAGAAACTGATTCATTTGATGATGCAGTTGATAGTTTACAAGACTTTTATGAAAAGAAAGGTGTCAAAGTAAATACACCAAAGTATACAAAAAGAGAAGAAGAACTATTAGCAAATGCAGAAGCAGAGGATATTATTTCTGCAGGTTATGATGAAATATCTGAAGAAACAGATAGACTTGCAAATTTAATAGAAAAAGGAACGGCAACCGAAAGAGATAAAGTTATCTTTAAAAAAATTGCTGAAGAAAGAAAAAGACAAATAGGAATAAAAGAACTTGCTTCGATAGGAGTAAAGGAAGAAGAAATAAATAAATCTGATTTTATTGACTTTGAAAAGAAGTTAAATCCTAATATGTCTATGAAAGAAAAGTACGAAATGTACTTAAAATTTAAACCTAAGCCAAAGGTTGAAAAAATAGGAAGTATGAAAAACGATGAGTCAGATAAAGGAAAAATAAAAGACTTTTATACATTTGATGAAGCATCTAAATTTACACGTGCAGATTTATATGCAAATCCAAAATTAGAAAAAGCAATTGAAAATTCAATGACTAAATGGTAATAAAACTTCCTAAATAAAAGAAAGGAAAGTGAGAAAAATGGCAGTATCAAATTTTATTCAATCTATTTGGTCTAAAAAGATTCAAGATAGTTTGGAAATGAAAACAAAATTAGTTGATTATTGTACAAGAGATTATGAGGGAGATTGTAAATTTGCTCAATCTGTTAAAATTCTTGGTGTAGGTGATCCAAGAATCAGCGGATATCATGGTAAAGTAGATTATGAAGATATGTCCGATGTTGGACAAATGTTATATATCGACTTTGCTGAATATTTTGCATTTAAGGTTGATGATATAAATAAAGCACAATCTGTACCAGGATTACCAGAAAAATACCAAGAAAAAGCAAGTTCAAGATTAGCACAAAGAAGAGATATCAATATAGGAAGATTAGTAGCAGGTAAATGTATAAGCACAGTAGAAGAAGGTAAAGCAACATATGCTAAAACTACTGATGAAGATGTAAAAACATTTAAAGACTACTTTATTGCTAAAACAAACTCTGAAGGTGACACAATGTATGAAAGAGTTGCTAAACCTAAAAAAGAAGGATTAACAAATTATTTTGAAATTAAAACAGGAACTTATAAGAAAGGTGCAATAAATATTACAACTGCAACTGCTAAAACACAAGCAGGTGTTAAAACTGCAATTGATGATGCGTTTGTTGCATTAAATTTAAGAAACTGTGATTTCGGATTAAGAACTGAAATTGATCCAGCATCTTATTCAACATTCAAAAATAATTTAGTTGAATTATCAACAAATAATCCTGAATTAATAAGAAAAGGTATAGTTGGTAGATACAATAATTCAGATGTAGTTATGTCTAATGCTATATATAATGATGGTACTAATAAATATTGTATGATTCGTACAAAGAATGCTATTGCATTTGCTGGACAAATTAATGAAGTTGAAGCAATGAGACTTGAAGGAGCATTTGCAGATGGTATTCGTGGACTTGATACTTATGGTATGGATATCATCGCTCAAGATGAATTACAAGTTGTAAAAATTCCTGCGTAATAATTAACTAAAATAAAGGCTATTAAGCCTTTTTTATATGTCTATAGTAGTATTAAATGGTGCAACTCCATTAATAGGCGAAAGAGAGGAATAAATTATGAAATATTATGTATTAAGACCAGACTTAACACCATATGAAGGAATGATAGTTAATAAAGATAGTAAATTGAAATTTAAAAACGAAAAAGTAGAACAGAAATTAGAAAATTTAAAATTAACAACTAAACAAAAAGTAGTAACAGATAAATATACAACAAAAAGTGAATTAACAATAAATCTAGATGAAGGAGAAATCCTTTTATTTGAAAATGAAAATAGAGGTTGGTTTTTACCAGCACAATCAATAGGAACAATAGAAACCGCAATAAACGATTATAAAACATTAGCAGAAGTATTGGATGGTGATAAAGGTGACACTAGAGGAAATGAAAACTAAAACATATTCTTTAATTGAAGAATATAGTGAGAATGAAGATGATTTAACAGAAGATAGCGATTTATCAACAAAAATGAATAGTGTTATAAATCAAATACAAAATGAAGTATGTAGATATAAAAAGATAAATGCTTATACTACAATGAATGTAAAAAAAGATGATACACTTCAGTTAATAGATATTGCAAAAGATTTTTATCAATTAAATATAATTAAAGATGTAGACTACGAGGTAATTGGAGATATGATTACATTTAATGAAGATGGAATTGCAAAAATATTTTATTATAAGTATCCTGCACAAATAAATAATGATACACCAGATGATTACGAATTTGAATTAACAAGAGATGCACTTGAAATAATGTCGTATGGTATAGCAGGTGATCTATTAAAAAGTGATGTCTCAAATGGTTATGGACAAATATACTCATCAAGGTACAAAGAACTATTACAAAATTTAGATCCAAGAAATTCATTAAGTACACTTTATATTGATGGAGGAATAGATGTCTAGTCAGATAAGCGGAACATTAATAACAAGAAATTATAAAAATTTTAAAGGTGTAGATTTTAGTAATAGAAAAGATGAAGTATCTATATATAGAAGCCCAGATGCTTTAAACGTGTGGAAAAATTATAGTGGAACAAATGGAAGATGTATAGAAACAAGACCAACGATAGAGTTATTGAAAGAATTTGATAATACTATCTATGGTATCTTTTTTTATGAAATAAATAGAGAAAATCATATGATAGTGCATTGTGGTACAAAATTATATGACATATATAAAGATGAAAAGAAAATTATCTTTGAAGGTATGAATCCAAGAATATCATATTCTTTTGTTTATAGTAATATATTCTTTTTAAAGGATGGAATAAATTATCTTGAATATAATGGAGAAACTTGTAAAAAAGTAGTAGGTTATATACCAACAACAACCATAAGTAGAAGTCCGCTAGGTGGAGGTTCAACTTATGAGGATGTAAATTTACTTAGTGAGTATAGAAAAAATAGTTTTTGTGCTGATGGTAAATCAACTAAATATTATTTAGATGTTGAAACTTTTGATAGTGACTACATTCCCATTGTAACAGTAAATGGGAAAAATATAACGGATTTTACTCCTTATCCTGTCGATGGTTATATTGAATTTAAAACGGCGCCAGAAAAACCTTTAACTGATGGTCAAGATAATGTTATTATTCAGTTTAAAAAATCAGTAAGTAAATATAAAGAAAGAATAACAAAATGTACATTATTGGAAGTATTTGATAATAGGGTATTTTTTAGTGGTAATCAAGATTATCCAAGCACTATATTTCATAGTAGTTTAAATAATCCTAGGTACATTAGTGATACAGATTATTATAATGAAGGATTAGATGTATCACCTGTAAAAGCAATGATTAGTGGTAATAATGCTTTGTGGGTATTAAAAGCACCATCACAAGCAAATACAACAATTTATTATCATAATCCGACAATAGATAGTGAATATGGAAAAACATATCCATCATCGCATTCTTCAATAAGTATAGGTTGTGTTGCAACGGGAATAAATTTTAATGATGATATTGTATTCTTTAGCGATAGAGGTCTGGAAGGAATATCAGGCGATATTACAACAGAACAGGTAGTAAAACATAGAAGTAGTTTGATTGACTCTAAATTGTTAAGAGAAGCGAACTATGAAGATTTACAATTGATTGAATGGCAAGGTTATTTACTTGTTATAGTCAATAATAAGATTTATTTAGCAGATAGTAGGGAAAAATGTCAGATAAATGATCATATAGAATACGAGTGGTATTATTGGGAGTTTGAACATAATATAACTTATGCTCAAGTAAAAGACAATATATTATATTTATGCTTGGATAATAAAGTTTATTCATTAACTAAAACAGATAATTTAAACTCATATTGGACAACACCAGAAGATGAATTTAATTATCCACAATATCAAAAAACTACTAATAAAAAAGGTTGTGTTGTTGATATTGAAGGAGATATTACTATCTCAACAAAAACAAATAATGGAGTATTTGAAAAGATAAATGATTATAAAAATACTAAAGGATTTATAGTAGCGAGAATAAAAAAGAAAAAATGGAAAAGTATTCAATTAAAATTTAGTTCAAAAACTAGATTTTTTCTTTATTCAAGTACTTTGGAATCTTATATTGGAAGTTATGTAAAGAGGTGATAATAAGTGAATATTGATTATAATGACCAAAGACTAAAACAAGTAGAATCAGATAAGCAAAATGCTTTAAATAATGCTAACAATATGTATAATTCAATGATAAATAATTCTGATAAATTTTATAATGATCAGATTCAAGCATCAAAAGATTATGCACAAAAGCAACAAGAAATACAACAAGCAAATACTGATTTTGCGATAGAAAAAATAGAGCAACAGAAACAACAAACAGAAAAAGATTATACAAAAGAGCAAAAAGGAGCATATACAGATTATCAAAAACAAATAAACGATTATGGTGTTAATGCAGAACAACAAGCAGTACAAGGACTATCAAATAGTGGTTATAGTGAAAGTTCTAAAGTAAGTATGTATAACACATATCAAAATAGAATAGCAACTGCAAGGGATAGTTTTAATAGGTCGATATTAAATTATGATAATGGGATAAAAGATGCGCAATTACAAAATAATAGTGCTTTAGCAGAAATAGCGTATAATGCTCTAAAATCGCAATTAGAATTAGGATTACAAGGCTTTCAATATAAAAACTCTTTATTAGAAAGTCAATTAAATGCACAACAAACGATTGAACAAACATACCAAAGTAAATGGGATTCTATTTTAGATCAAATGAATAAAGATAGAGAATTTGCAGAGTCTGTAAGACAATTTAATGAAAATTTAGCATTCCAAAAACAACAAGAAGCAAATGAACAGGCAAGATGGAATAAAGAATATAGTGCGAAATATGGTTCGGGTAGTGGTAGTTATGAACTGACTGATACAAGTACAGATAAACAATTAACAAGAAGTCAGAAAAAAAGAAAAAAAACCGCAACTGCTGTAGGAGCATTAATGGCTGCATTGACTAAATAGAGGTGATATAATGTCCAAAAAAAAGAAAAAGGCAACTTTGACAGGTGCACTTGGAAGTTTATTAGAAGAAAAATTTGGTAATAATTCTGCAGTAACAACTGATTCGAATGGTAATGTAACAATTAATAGTAATGCTATTCCTAAAAAAGAAAGGGAAGGAATTTTAGTAACTGGTGTTAAAAAGACAGTTAGCGGTAAAAGTTCAATTGCAAGCAAGATATTAGGTGTTGCAACAAGTGGTATTGGAGAAGTTATTTATAATACCATAGAAGCAGGTATAAATGAAAATAAAGAACGAAAAAAAGTTAAACAAACTATAAGTACAACTGAACAAAAATCAAATGATACATATAATGAATTAATGGATTATAAGAAGAAAAATAATATTAATTTATTGAATGAAAATAGTGAAAAAGTGAAAAATGATAAAAAATATCAAAGTTTATTAAAAGAATCACAAAAATCATATAAATCATTTAATGAAGAAAGAGAGCAAAAAGCATTAGATAATACTGGAACTTCTGTACCAGAAAAATTTGCTTATACAGTTGGTGGTAATTTTACTACTGGTGTGAAAGGAATAGAATCAACAACTAAGAAGATTTTAGGTGTTGAGACAGATTCTAGCGAAACATTATTAGAAAAACAAGCGCAAAAAGAAAGAGAAAATGCAAAAGGTTTAGAAGGTGCAGGATTAGATGTATTAGGAAGTGTTTCAAGAATGCTTCCACAAATGATGACTGGCAATTCTGCAGGTGCATTTGCTACCGGATTTGCAAACTATGGCGGAGGCGCTTATAACGAAGCCAAGAGAGATGGAGCAAGTGAAAAACAAGCAACCTTATATGGAATTGCATCTGGAACACTAGAAATGTCAATGGAAAAAGCATTAGGCGGTTTAGAAAGTGTTTATGGTAAAAGTGTATTAGGAAATTCAACAAATAAAATAACTTCTAAAGTACTTGATAAATTTATTAAAAATAAAGCAATAAGAAAAACATTAACAAGCATGAAAGGTGAATTTACTGAAGAGTATTTACAAGAATTTTTAGGCCCAATAGTAGAAGAAGCATTATTAGATAAAGATAATGGAGTAGGAATAAAAAATACAAAAAATGTTAAAGAAATTGCTAAAAATTTAGCATCATATACTGCTAAAAATTTTTTTAGTACACAAAATTTGTATGCTGGTACTTTGGGTGCAGTAACATCAGGTGCTGTAGAAGGTCCTCAAAATTTTGCAAGAAATCAATGGGCTAAACAAACAGGAAGAGATTTTGACACTGGATACACTCAAAATGAACAAAAAGTAATTGATGAGATAGTTGATAAGGAAACAACTAAAAAATCAAGAGAACAGGCAATAAATACTGAAATAGAGAATGCTATAAAAGAACAAGAACAAAATTTTTCTATTTCAGAAGAAAATAAAAATAAAATAGCAGAAAGAATAAAAAAAGAATATGAAAATAAAGATATTGATTTATCTAATACAAAATTATCAGATAAAGAAATAAAATCAATTAGAAAGTCAGTTGAAAAAAGTTTACAGGAAGGTACAATTGATGCTGATGAAATATCCAATATTTTAGGTAATGACACAGATATAAGTAAAGATGATTTATTACATAGAAGTTTTTACGAAAAATCACAAAAAAGTGTAAATTATCAATATGAAGAAAATAAAACAGATAGTGATATTACTAAAGCACTAAAAGAAAGTGCTGGTAAAGTTATGAATAATACAACAAAATCAAGAAACTTTGTAGAAAATGTAAATAAAATTGCTCAGGAAAGAGGCACAAGATATGAATTTGTTAATAATGAACAATTAGAAAAAATGGGATATGAAGTAAAAGGGAAAGATATTAATGGTTTAGTTGGTAAAGATTTACAAGGCAATGAAAAAATATTAATAAATATAGATTCAAAACAAGCATTAAATAAAATTGTAGGACACGAAACAACACACTTATTAGAAGGTACAGAAGAATATACTTTATTACAAAATGCAGTTAAAGAATATGCAAAATCAAAAGGAGATTATGATCATAGGATTAAATCTACTGAAAAATTGTATTCAGGATTAGATGCAAATATAGAAAATGAAGTTACTTCTGACTTAGTTGGAGAATATATATTTAATGATGAAGAATTTATAAAAAAACTTTCAACATCACAACCTAACGTTTTTACTAAAATATATGATTATGTTAAACATTTATATAATACAGTAACTGCTGGTAGTCAAGAAGCAAGAGATTTAGAAAAAGTTAAATATAGATTTGAACAAGCATATAAAGAAAATGTAAAAGGTACGACATCAGAGAAAACTAAATATTCTTTAATAGGAACAAATGGTGTAGAGAATTTAAAAGATAGTTATCCAGAAAGTTATAAAAAATTAACTGAATCACTTGAAGATGCAAAAGAACTTGATATTAAAAATATTCAAAATGAAAAAATATGGCTTAAAACAGGTTGGTTTAAAGATAGAAATGGTCAATGGAAATTTGAAGTATCTGATAAAAATATGAGTTTAAAAGATAATTTGAATATACAAGAAAATACAGAATATAAATTATCTGATTTGATAGAACACGATTCATTGTTTAGGTTATATCCAGAACTTAAAAATCAAAAAGTTAGATTTAAAAATTATGCTTCTGATTCTACAAATGGTTCTTATAATAAAATAGATGATATTATTTCAATAAATAATAAACTTATTGGTAGTAATCAAAATATTGAGGGTACTTTAATTCACGAAATACAACATAAAATTCAAAATATAGAAAATTTTGAAAATGGAAGCAATACAAAATATAGTAGATTAAAATATTACAATAGTTTAGGTGAGATAGAAGCATCCAATACAAGAGATAGATTTGAACAAGAAAAATATAAAAAATATAATTTAGATTATATTGCTCCACTTAGTGTTGATAAAAATGCTAAACATAAGGATTTAGAAAATTACTTGAATAATAGAAAATTAAGTGATAAAATAAAAGACAAGACATATGAATTAAGGGAGAAAGTTCATGATAAAGTGGTTAAAGAAGATATTCATCAAGATTCGAATCGAAGTAATAGATTGGTGGATGGCAGAGTAAAAAGAACTGAAAATAGTTCTTTTTTTGATGAAAAATATTCTTTAAGTAATAATGATGAAAATTCAAATTATAAAAATGAATATTCTCCACTTGAAACAAATAGAAAGAAAACGATTGATGAAAAAGTGGAAAGAGCGTTACAAAAAGGAAGTTATAAAGCGATTCAATCTGCAACAAAAACTGCTCAAAATTATTTAGATTTTGATTATCAAGAAAAGAAAGATTTCAGAAACAAAATGAAATCTTTTTATAATATGACAAAAGAAGATTTAACAAATTCTAAAACTTATAATGAAATAAATAACATAGTAAGTGAATATGCAAATAGAGAATATAATTATATAGATAAAGAGGTTGAATCAGTAAAAAAAGAAATTAGAAATTCAAGAATAAAAGTATCAGATGAACTAAAAAATCAAATAACAGATTATGGTGATTTTAGAAAGTCTAATTTTGGAAAGTTAAGACTTGGTAATGAAGGGCAATCAGTAGATAGCATTTATCAAGAATTAAGCAATAAATATCCATATTATTTTAGTAATGAAATAACAGGAGAAGCAGATATGCTAACAGAATTATCTGATTTTATGAATCAAGATACAACAATAACAGAAAAATATAGAATAACAGATAGTGAATTAAAAAAAGTAACTGATAGAGTATTTAATAATTTATTAAACAATTCAGTCACTGAATTTGATTTAAATGAAATTCAAAAACAACTCGAAAGTAAAGCAGAAAGAAAAACAAGAGCAATAGTTCAACAAGAATTATTAAATGAAATGGGAATAACTCTTGATGATATACAAACAGGAAACGATATAAATGCAATTGCATATCAGCGTACAGATCCAATCAGATTAAATGAAAAAGTTTTCGGTTATGAAGTAGGTAAAAAAATAAATGATGCAACTATCAATCAAACTAAGCATAACACCGCAGAAAAAACAAGATGGTTAAATCAAGAAAGAGAAGATATAAAGAAACTTGGAATAAAAGCAAGAAGTAAAGAATCTGCAGCGGTTCAGAAGTATGTTGAAAAGGTTTATATAAATGAACATGGAGAGGAAATTCCTTATGGTGATAAAGAATTAGCAAAAGAATTTCCAGATGTTAAAACACAAGAAAAAATAAAACACGCATCAGAAGTATTTAGAAATAAATACGATACATATATAGATCAAATAAACAATGTTCTTACAGATTTAGGATATGATGCTATACCAAAAAGAAAAGATTATATGAGACACTTCACCGAAATAAGCGATAAGTTGAGTCAATGGGGTGTTCCTTTTAATAGAAATGATATGGATTCTGAAAATCTTCCAACAGACATAAATGGTTTAACAGAATTTAATAGACCTGGTAAAAATTGGTTTGCAAGTTCATTAGAAAGAAAAGGAATGAAAACAACTTATGATGCAATAACAGGTATTGATGGATATCTAGAAGGGGCAGGGAATTTAATATTTCACACATCAGATATTCAAAGATATAGAACATTAAGTAAATTTATAAGAGAGACATATGGTCAAACTCACGGATTAGATAATGTTGATTCATTGACTGATGCTGAATTTGAGCAAAGAGTTGCAGATATACAAGATAACAAATTGAGTAAATATGTTGCTTGGTTAGATGAACAGGCAAATGCACTTGCTGGTAAAAAAGGTGCTATTGATAGAGCAGCAGAAAGATTTTTAGGAAGAAGAGTATATACTGCGTTAAATACATTAAAATCCCAAGTTGGTTCTAATATGACAGGATTTAATGTAAGAAGTGCATTAACAAACTTTGCTTCTGCAGTACAAGGTGCTTCAAAAACAAGTAAATTATCATTTGTTAAAGGTACAGTATCAACCATTAATAATATATTTCATAACGATGGATTAATAAATAAATCTGACTTTTTAACTGCTAGATTTGGTAGTGATACATTATCACAAAAGGCATGGCAAAAAATCAGTAATGCAGGTCAAATTTTTATGAGTGGTTCTGATTATTTTACTTCTAATCAAATTTGGAGAAGTAAATATTTTGAAAACTTGAGTAAAGGAATGAAAGAACAAGAAGCAATATCAAATGCTGATGATTTTTCGGCAAGAATAATGGGAGATAGAAGTCAGGGGTCTACTGCTGAATTATTTAATTCTAAAACTCTTGGATTTTTAACTCAATTCCAATTAGAAGTTAATAACCAATGGTCATCAATGATACATGACAATAAAATGGATATTGAAAGCGGTAATAAATCAGGTGCTGGTGTTGTTTTTCAATTAGGTCAATTATTTGGTGCATCTTATTTATTTAATAATCTTATGAAATCTTTAACTGGTTCATCTGTTATGTTTGATCCAATAGATATGTTAATGAAAATATTTGACGACGATGATGATAAGTCATTAGAAGAAAAATTTGAAAGCGCTATTGGAGATTTTATGGATAATGTTCCAATGTGGAGCGTCTTTTCTGGTGGAAGGATTCCAATTCAAGAAGCAATGACAGGTGCATCATCATTAGTCAAAAAATTGACAGGTCAATCTGATTCTTTTGGTAATGAAATTACTTGGGAAGATGTAGGACAGGACTTTTTAGAATCGGCGGCTTATTATGTTCTCCCAACAGGATATGGTCAATTGCGAAAGACTGTACAAGGACTAAAAATGTATGATGATGATTTACCTATAGCAGGTAGTTATACAGATAGTGGTAATTTAAGATTTACTGCAGATGATAGTACTACTGGTAAAATAAAATCGTCACTATTTGGTAGATATTCAAGTCAAGAGGCACAAGATTATATAGATAGTGGCTATAAATCAATAAATAAATCTAAAATTGATGAAATGATTGATTTGAATATGAATAGTACTGAATATAGAAATTATAGAGATGGTTTATCAAAAGCAGGTAAAAAAACAGCACAAAAGATGGATTATATTAATAATCTTGACGTTAGTATAGAGAAGAAAAATATAATGGCAAGTGGATTATTAAAAAAACATGTTGATATGTCTGATTATGATGATTATGGAACGTATGAGGAATTTAATTATGCAATGAAAAACCCTGAAGAATACAAGAAAATAACAATGATTACAGATTATGAAAATTACAAAAAAATAATGAAAAATATAAACGAAATTGAAAGTGATATAGATAAAAATGGTAATTCAGTTTCTGGCTCTAAAAAAAAGAAAGTAATATCTTATATAAATTCATTAAATTTGTCTATACCCCAAAAAGCAATGCTCATAAAGAGTCAGTATTCTAATTTTAAACAATATGATAAACAAATTTTTGAATATGTTAATGGTCAGGATATGGATTTTATGTCAAAAGCAACAGTACTTAAAAAGGTTGGTTTTACGCAGTTTGATAATCAAATTATATCATATGTAAAGAAACATTATCCAACAACAACTATACAAATTGATATGTTAAAAAGTATGGGATTTAAAGTCTATAAGTATAATGGAAAAATTTATGTAAAGAGTAGGTGATAAAATGAGCAAACAAGATTCGAATGGTGTTAGAACGGCGCAGGACATAGAGAGAAAATATGATTTTGCAAGTATGCTTGGGCTAAAGAAAAATGTTGAAACATCAGAAAAAGGATTAACAGAAATAAAAAATGAGTTGTTAAACTTTATGAATGCAACTGTAGGCGATATGAAAGACCTACAAGATCAAATTGATGGTAAAGTTACAACTTGGTATTATAATGGACAACCCTCATTAGAAAATTATCCGGTTAACACTTGGGTTGATGATAAAGGAAATCATGTTGGAGATTTATATTATGATAAAGATACAGGATATTGTTATATATTCCAAAAAGATAATGAAACTTATATATGGCAAAAAATAGAAGATAAAGATGTTATCGAGTCATTAGCGTTAGCAAATAGCGCAAAGGACACCGCAGATAACAAAAGACAAATATTTATTAAAGAACCAAAAACACCTTACGACGTAGGGGATTTTTGGATTAATAATAATGAAATCTATATATGTCAAGTATCAAGAAAAGAAGGGAATTTTGACTCTAGAGATTGGATTAATAATCTTAAATATACAGATGATACTGTTGCAGAGGCAGTAGACAATAAAGTAACTGTATTAAGTGGTACTGTTACTGAAATTACCCAAAATTATGTTAAATTCACAGATTTAGCAACAAGTGGAAGTACTACAATTGCGGGTGATAATATAAAGACAGGTGTTATTAAGTCTAATAATTATATTGAAGGAAAGACAGGTATGTTAATAAAATTATTAGATGGTTCGATTGATACTAAAAACTTTAAATTAGATACTGAAGGAAATACAGAATGTTCTAATATGAAAATAACAGGTGGTAATTTAAAAATGGAATCATCTAAAGCATATCCTAACTTTAAAATATGCGATAGTAACACTGAAGATAATAGTAATCTTTATGCAACAGGTATTGATTTTTCATCAAAGGATGGTCAAAACAAAGTAACAGGAAGTTATTTCTATAATGGCCTTTCTTTATATCATAATAGATTTAATAAAGATTTGGTAGAAGTAAATTATGCTGAAAGCAGTAGATATAAAACAACGTCAGATACTGGATTGCATGGAAGAATACAACTAAAAGCGGAAAATGAATCAACAACAAATATATTACCAGGAATAATGGATTTCAAATATGGTAACTCGTATACTCAAGTATCTGCTGAAAATGGTTTAGTTCATAGTTCGAGAGAAGAATATAAAAAAAATATATCTAAATTTGAAAATAATTTAGATTTGATAAGAAAAGCAAGTGTTTATGAATACTTATTTAAGCAAGAATCTGAAGAATCCAAAAAACATATTGGTTTAATTATTGGTGATAAGTATGGTACTCCAAAAGAAATAATTTCAAGTGATGAGACAGGTATTGATTTCTTTAATATGTGTGGTGTTATGTGGGGTGCTATAAAAGAACAACAAGAGGAGATAGAATACTTAAAAACTAAATTGAATGAAATGGAGGTAATTTATGATAAAAATAGATGAAGAAAAAACAATTCATTTAACAAGGGGGGATTCGGCAACAATTGTAGTAACTGCACAAAATGATGATGGTAGTAATTATGAATTTCAAAAAGGAGATACTTTAAGATTAAAAGTTATGTCAAAGAAAAAGGTTGAAGAAATTGTACTTACAAAAGATATTATAATTGATTCTAATAAAGAATCTGTTGAAATTGAATTAACCTCTGATGAAACTAGAATAGGTGATTATATAAATAAACCTGTAACATATTGGTATGAGATTGAATTAAATCCAAATAATAATTCAACAACAATTATTGGCTATGATGATGATGGACCAAAGCAATTCAAATTATATCCTGAAGGAAAGAATGGTGAAAAATGATGAATACTGATAGTTTAACAGGAAAAGTAAGTATAAAAACAAATATCAGTGGAAATGCGCCTGGATTAAAAGGAGAAAGAGGGAATGGAATTAAATCAACTGTATTAAACGATGATTATACATTAACTTTAAATTATACAAATGGTACTTCTGAAACAACCTCATCAATTCGTGGTGCAAAAGGAGAAAAAGGCGATAAAGGTGATAAAGGCGATACTGGTCCACAAGGAGAACAAGGAATTCAGGGTATTCAAGGAATAAAAGGGGAACGAGGACCTCAAGGAATTCAGGGATTAAAAGGTGATATTGGAGAGCAAGGACCGAAGGGAGAGCAAGGGGAAATAGGTCCACAAGGTCCCCAAGGTTTGCAAGGAGAAAAGGGAGACCAAGGTATACAGGGAATCCAAGGCGAACAAGGACTTCAAGGACCTAAAGGTGATACTGGAGACCAAGGTATACAAGGAGATAAAGGAGAAACAGGTCCGACAGGACCAAAAGGAGAAAAAGGAGAAAAGGGCGATAATGGAATAAGCCCAACAATATCTACTTCTAAAAAAGGAAAAGTTACAACAATAACAATCACTGATTCAACAGGTACTAAAATAGCAACAATAAATGACGGCGCTGATGGTATTGGTGCCGGTGATATGCTTGCAAGTGTATATGACACAAATAATGACGGTATAGTTGATAATTCCGAAAAAGTAAATGGTCACACAGTTAATTCTGATGTACCTTCTAATGCAAAATTTACAGATACAATTTATACACATCCAACAACTTCTGGGAATAAGCATATCCCCAGTGGTGGGAAGTCAGGTCAATTTTTAAAATGGTCTGCTGATGGAACTGCTGTTTGGAGTGAAGATAATAATACTACTTATTCAAAAGCAACAATTGAAAAGGATGGATTGATGTCGTCAACAGATAAAACTAAACTTGATGGAATAAGTGATAGTGCTGATTCTGTTTCTTTTACAAGAAGTCTTACATCAGGAACAAAAGTTGGAACAATAAATATAAATGGTACAAATACTGATTTGTATGCTCCAACGAATACGGATACACATTATTCTTCAAAAAATGTTGTTGGTTCAGCAACTTCAACAACAAATACAACAACAGCATTAACAAACGGGAATGTATATATAAATAGCGTTGAAAATTCAAAGGTTACATCATCAAATAAAATAAGTGGTAGTGGTGCAACAACTGTAACAACTGATGCATCAGGAAATATTATTGTAAAATCATCTAACACTGATGAAAAAGTAAAAATAACAGAATTAGCAACAACAAGTGCTGAATATCCTATATTGTCACAAAGTTCAACAACAACAGGAACACAAACAACAAATGCAAGTAAAGATAGTGATGTTACATTGAATCCAAATACAGGCGTAATTACTGCAAAAGGATTCAAAGGTAATTTAACAGGTAATGCTTCTACTTCAACGAAAGCAACAAACGATTCGGATGGTAATAAAATATCAACAACTTATGCAAAAAAAACATCTATACCGACAAAAACAAGTCAATTGTCAAATGATTCGGGTTTTATTACTGATTCAGGAGATGTAATAACAACAATACAAAATAACATAACAAATTTATTAAAAGCATTAGGTTTATATACTAATACTTATAGCAATACAAAAACATATGCAGTTGGAGATAGGGTTATATATAATCACACTATATACGAATGCAAAACTGCAATAACAAGAGCAGAAAATTTTAATGCAAATAAATGGACTTTAATTCCATTGATAAAATAGGAGGAAAAAATGAAAAAAACTATTGACAGCATACGTGAGTATGCTATGCTTATACATACATACATACATACATACATACATACATACATACATACATACAAGGTTTATACCAGAAAGGAGGTTCAATCTAGAACTTCCTTTTATAAGAAAAGAGGTGACAGATATTTAATATCTGGTCACTTCGGTGATGTTTATGCTTAATCCAAAATTATATGAAGAGGCTTTTCCTATTAATAAGGTAGAAGTCTTTTTTGATGCTTTAGATCATTCTAATTTTTTAGGTTTTAAATGGCAACAAGTAGGGCAAGGAAGAGTCCCAGTTGGTTTGAATACGTCTGATTCAGATTTTAATACTATAGGCAAAATTGGAGGAGAAAAAACACATAAATTGACCATTAATGAAATGCCAAGTCACGGACATAGTACAGCAAATGTTTATCCTTACATCGCAGGAGGAAATCACACTTGCGCACCAAATGCAAATGCAGATAGAAATGGAACCGCTTGGGATGTTGTTGATAAAACTGGTGGTGATCAAGCACATAATAATTTACAACCTTATATAGTAATGGCTTTTTGGCAACGCATAGCATAGATATTAAATATCAAACAAATGATAAATGTAGATTTAATTTATCCAATAGGAAGTATATATTTAAGCTTAAATGACACAAATCCAAATAAATTATTTGGTGGCACTTGGGAGAGAATCAAAGGTAAAACTTTGGTTGGTGTTGATGAATCGGACACAGACTTTAAAACTTCAAAGTTAATTGGAGGAGAAAAAACACATAAATTGACCATTAATGAAATGCCTGCACATAATCATGGGATAAATGGTTATTGGGGTACAACTGGCGGTGGTCAGATAAGTGTTGGAGAATTAAATACTGGTAATTTAGTTACCAATAATACCAATATGTCAGGTGGTGGACAGGCACATAATAATCTTCAACCATATTATACGTGTTTTATTTGGTATCGTACGGCTTAAATTCTAGAAAAAAATATGAAAATAAATGAAAAATTGTTAGAACCAACAATTTTATATGATGGTGGAACAACAGGAACAAATGAGTCTTTTGAATTAAAAGATAGTTGGAAAAATTATAAATATATAGAATTGTTTTATACACGTGCAGAGTACGAAATTCAAAGTACAAAAGCACCAACAGATTTAGTAAAAGATAATGCTTTATCTGTGAATGCTGTATGTTGCTTTTATGGTTATGGTACTGGATTTTTTATTGGATGGAAACAATTCATTTTTTCTGTTACAAATCCAACAAAAGTAACTATTAAATATGGTAATGGTTATGTTACAAATTCTGGTCAACCATTTTATACAAATACAGAAAATACAATTAAAATTTTAAGGGTTATAGGTTATAAATAATTGTTTTAAAAATAGGAGGTAAATAATATGGAACAATTTATAGAAAAAATAACAGGAATAAGTGAACCAAAAACAATATTTTTAATATGTGGTTTATTTATTTTTGCTGATGTACTTACAGGGTACTTGAAAGCATTTAAAAATAAGAAAGTAAATTCATCAATCAGTAGAGATGGATATATAAAGAAAATAGGATGGGTAATTTCTATTCTTGTAGGTTTTCTAGTAGATATGTTAGTTCAAGTAAATATTTTCTTAATAGGTAGTGCAGTTGTTTGTATAACAACAGAAGCAATATCATTTTATGAAAATTTAGGAGAATTAGGTATAAATCTACCTTTTAAAAAGTATTTTGAAAAATTATCAAATAAGGAGGAATAA